AATAATTTAGATTTAAGTGCCCCAAATTTGTTCATTTTTAGTCGTTTAAAATATCGTTCAATTTATTTTCTATTTCATAAATATTCTGTTGTGCCTTTTTCATGTCAAATAAGGAACTAAAATCTTCTTTTTCTTCACCTAACATACCTAATATCTTTGATTTTTTTGATTCACTTAAAGGACCTTCACCGGCCGCAGCTCCACCTGATGGTGCTGGAGGAGGTGCTCCACCCATATCCATTCCACCGCCCATATCTCCACCAGCAGCTTCTGCACCCGCAGCTTCAACCGCTTTTCTTTCTTCTTCAGGTATACCATATTTCTTATCCACTTCATCGAATATACCAGAACGTTTAATAATCATTTGACTATTTTGTAATTCCATACCAACAGCTCTCTCAAGACGTTGTTGTTGTAAATCAAGTAAAACCTCACTATCACTCATACCAAGAATATTCTTCTTAGCCCATGTATGTGACACAGGTAAAATACCAACTTGAGATTGGTCAGATGTTGCATCTTTATAAAGTGTAATCTTTTCTTTCCAAGTTTCAATTCTTAATAAATCAGATTGTTGAGATGGGTTAGTTAACGATAATGAAAAACTATTTAAATCATCTTCTAAACCTAATAAATAAAGATGCATTAATGCAATCTTATTTAATTCTTGAATTAAAGATTTTTGAATTTTATTAATTGTTCTTGCAAAACGAATATCCATCAAAGCAAGATTCTTACCATCACCAACAACTTCTTCAAAACCTAAAAACGCTTTAGGTATACGAAGTGCGGCTAATAATTTCTTTTGGATGTATTCAATATCGGCAATCTCACCTAAGTTCTGAGCTCCTGGTAATGTTTCAATTGGACTGGTTTGTGATGGGTCACGAACAGGAATGAAATAATCTTGGTCAACTGCCATTTGATTATATCTCATATCCACGTTACCATTACGAGGATCTTGAATTTGGTCCCTTTTAAATTTGTTTGCAACACGTTGTACATAAGGTTCAATATCCTTATCATCCATATTACCAACAAATACTTTGAACACACGTCTTTCAGGTGCTCTTGATGTTCTGTAAATTAACATTGCATCTTCTGCAAGTAAAAGTTGTTTCCAAATTCTTCTAATCTTATCTAACATAGAAGTACCATATGGTAACTTTCTATCGTCACCTAATAATCTAAAGTGAGCAATTTCCCATGCTTGGAATTCTAAATCTTTGTTTTTCCAATTAAATCTTAATTCACGAGTTGGGTTTTTTAAATCACTTTGTTGGTTTGGGCTCTTTGTTGAAGCACCTTCCAATCTCTCGATTTCCATATTAGGTAATTGTTGACAACCAATAATTCCTTTTTCTGGGTCTATCTTTAAATAAACAAAATCATCACCATACTTACAAAGACCTCTTGTCCACATTTGTAAGTTTGTGTTTATGTCTAATTTATTATTAAATAAATCATCTAATATTTTTTTTACTCTATCTGATTCCGAATAAATGGTTAATATTTCACCTTTCTCAGACATAGTTGTTGATTCTTCCGCATATATATCTAACGCAGCAGATATTTCTGGAGTAAACTCCATAGATTCATAATCGTAATATGCCGCTAATCTATTTGGTTCATAATAAACCGATTGATTATATACCGATTGGTCTAACTTAGTCCACTTATCGGCAATGAATTGACTTTGTTGCGCTTGCAACATCGCCTTTTCGTAATCTTCCCTATTGTCTGTTTTTAATAATTCGTCTTTATTAAAGTTAAATGATGGTGTATTCTCAGGTCTTACTTGACCAGGAAAACCAAACATTCTCGTTAATTTCTGAAAGACGGTATAATTCTGTTCTGCCATGTATATAAATACTTTTCTTTATAATATAAACTAAATTATTGATAATACGAACATTATTTTGACTTTGCAAATAACCAATTATACTCTTGATACTGATTTTTACCCGGTACATTACGTATATCTTTAAATGCGGGGTTATCATCTATACCCATTGAACCAATTTGGTCAAAGGCCGTTCCATATGAATAAAATGACTTATTTGGTTCATATGTTCTTTCAGATAACGTCCACGAATCTAACATCGCCTTGTTTTTAGCCTCATTTTTTTGTAACTGATTGAAACACATATCAGCGGCGTACAAGGCCATAGACATACTCATAATAGCATCGTCATGTGCACCTTTCATATGGTCAGGTCTACCATTCATATAAACGAACGTATTAAGTTCATTCAATAACCTACTCGACCTTACTTTAAACCCCTTTCTAAGTTGTTCCTCAAATGCCGCAACAATTTGGGTTCTTTTATTATTAAAATTTATACCCGGAATTTTATCCATGGCTTTTTTATTCCATTCCCAAATGTTTTGGGTATTAATACCGTCAATGTATAAATTTTTATAATTCATTTCTTGCAATTTCCTTGAGGTTGCAACACCCATACCTCCCGTAATGTCAATTACTATAAATGCTTCATATAATATACCCCACTTATATGCAACTGCGGCTAAATCGTCAGGTGGTATCTTACCAATATATTCTGCAACTTGTTCTCTTTCATCAAAATCAATAATGTTTATTGATGAAAAATCCTCACTATCTCCTCTACTAACATCCACACCCATAATATAACGATGTCCTTGAACTGGTTCCTTCCAATGCCAAAACGTACCTTGCATGTACTTTTCTTTAGGGATGTTAATCATGTTTTTGGCGATATTTTCTTGAATATCCCCAGGAATAACTCCATCACCTGATCCTAAAAAGTCACATTCTAATTCTTGAGCAATCTTACGTCTATCATATTTAAATTTCTTAGACATCGATTCAAACCAAGATGAAAATGGTTTATAACCGTCTTCTAATAGTTTGTTATAATCGGTCGCATCGAAATCACGTAAAACAACTTCATCATCATTATATTGTTCTCTATTCAACATATAATGACAGATATCAGAACATTTAACCCAATGTAAATCTTTTGTATAACGAGGGTCTTTAAACCATCTTAAGTCTGTAATATGGAAATCATTTATTCCACGTAATGCTTGGTCATAAACACCGTAATAAATTGGGTCATAACCATTTGGTGTTGATATAAGAATAATCTTACCACCTGTTGATAGGGACGCCATAGATGCCGCCCAAAAATCATCTCCTGCCTCGATATATGCTGCTTCATCAAATATAAGTATAGTTGGTGTATAACCACGAAGTGCATCTGCCGATGTTGCAACCGCTTTAACTTCACAACCATTATTTAATCTAAATCTACTTTCTGAGTTTTTATCAGGTGAAAATCCTACATTAATCCAATCAGGCCATTGTTCTAAAAAATGTCTAACCTTATTAGCCATTTCCACCGCAGTATCACGTTTGTTCGCAATAAGAAGAACTCTTTCAGGATTATCGGGTTTTGCTAATTGTAACTTTTTTGATAACCATGCTGCAGTTACAGTCGTAACACCAGCTTGTCTATATTTTCTTGTGATATTTTCGTTATAATCTTCGTAATCCTTAATTAACTGAATTTGGTCCTCAAACAAATCCATTGGAACATACTTTTTCTGAGTATTGTCAAATGTTTGTAAATATGTTTTAAGTGCATATGGAGTATCCTTCATTATTTTTGCATACTCCATTAATTGTTCTGCTCTATTGTTCATATATATAAATACAAAAAAAGGAGGTTAAAACCTCCTTATGTTATTTTCTAGGTAGTAAGACACCACCATCGTCATCATCTTCATCGTCTTCACTATCGTCCGATAAATCGATTCCTAGTCCCTTTAAAAGGTCTCTCATTGAATCGTCACTTGTTTTACTTGTAACATCGTCTAAGTCATCTCTAAAAACACTAATAGCAGCTTCATATTCTTGGTCGGCAAACATTTTACGTATACCGTCAATATACTTTATCATTAATCTTTTACCATTTTCTGTTTGACCAATTACTTCCTTCATGAATACTAAAAATTCTTTAGCTGGTAATTCATAAACAGTTTTTAAGAAATATAATTGAATTTCTCTTAAACCTTCTTCATGTGTAATATCGTCAGGAAACATTGACCTAATTCTTTTCCAAATTTCTGGTCCTAACCTGATATCCCAACTTTCATAATTTACAATATCTTCTTTTTCTTTAACTTTATTCCAAAGTTCTTCGTCATATTCACCTACACTATTTTTAGGGATACCATTTATAGCCATGAAGTCTAAAAATCCTTTAAAACACTCATGAACTAAAACTGGAAAATTAATTCCTCTAACAACTATTTTTGGTAAACCACCTTCTTCCTCACTATCCTCAACACTTTCAGTTCCTGCCGGTGTAAATCCCGGTCTATTGATTTTAGAATCAATTTCACTATCATCATATTGCCAATACATAACATCATTTACTGACATCATAATACCATATAAATCAATTAGTGAATCTGAACCTGTAATTTTTTTAATATCGTCAGTAACTGAATGATAACTATAATGTCCCTTTTCAGATGCACCTTGAGTGATTGCATTAATCAATCTTCTCTTTGCTCTTTCTAAATCTAATTTTTGTAAATCTGTAAATAATTCTTTTTCAACATCAACCGCTTCAATATTAATTTCTTCTCCTTTTGCTTTTTGAAAATCATCTAAATTCATTTCTTGTAACGGAGTCATTTTAACATCCCATTGAACTAAATTGTCTGGTATTTTAAATTCATCTATCACAATTTTTATTGCGAGTTGTTCTAATTCTTGATGATGAGCCTTTTCTAATCTCATAATCTCATTACTTGCGTTTTTCATTAAACTCATTAACTCAAAGAATTTTTCATCTCCTTTTAAGTTAATTCTCATTTTACCGCCTAAATAATGTTTTACATTTTGCACAACTTCTTTATATCTTTCAGAAGCTAAAAATTCTTGAAAATTAGTATTAGGTTCATCCCCACTTTTTGGTAACGGAATTTTACTAATTGGTGTATCATTTGATTTTAATTTCTTTTCAATATCAGCATGAGGTCTATGTACGGTATCGTAATCCATTGCCATTTCATAGATATTCTCAGTAACGATTTGTATTAAATCTTTCTTGGTGATTCTTTTCATATTATTTTTTTTCTGCTAATGCTTTTGGAACTTGTTTTGGAAATTTACCCGGACTTAATGGGTGTTTTGGTTTTGTACCTGGGTCCACTTTTGGTTTGGTAGGTGCCGGTTTTGTTGTTGTTCCACCTTCAGCTACTTCTTTTTTACCTTTTACAGACTTAAGACTCGCCCATTTTAAAAAATCAGGTAATTCACTTTTTTCTTCACCTTTTTGGTCATTTAATTTTGTTTGTATCATTTCCATAATTTCATTCTTTGATGTTAATATATGAAAAAATTTCTCTTCTGCCAAACTTTCAACCCATTTTTTTGTTTCAACCCCTTCCTTTTTTAATTTTTTTGAATCCATAAATTCAGGAATATTGTTATGACCTTTAGTTACCTTTTTACCAAACTTTGGTGACTCATCTTTCTTTTCTTTTGATTCACCTAAATGACTATCATCACAAGAACATTTTGACATTTCTTTATCACAATGTTCACATTTTTTAGTTTTTTGTCCTTTTAATAATTTGAAATCTTCACCATCAATTTTACCATTGTTGTTTTTATCTAACTTCTTTTGTCCACCTTTTAAATCTTCTTTAACTTCACCTTCGTATGTTACAAATTTTTTCTTTTTATCTTTCGCATCTTTAATTGCCGCTGCGTCCGTTGAAGGAATATTTTCAACACCAGTTTGGGTTGGTTGTGTTTGCTCACTTACCATCCTACTTGATAAAGTCTCAAGTTGTTTATCAGTAAAATTAACCAACGTCTTTTCTGACATTCCTTCCTTTATTAATATTCCAACTAATTCTGACCTTTTCATGATTCTTTAAATTTAATTTCTTCTTTTATTAAAAGATATTCTCTTTGTTTTAATTTTTTTGTTACACTTTCTAATGACTCACCGAATTTGAATGTTAATCTTTCATCTTCCGAATCAAAATTGAATTTTTCCCACGCTAAAGCAATTACACCATCTACAGCATCAATAACTCCGAAATAATCGGAGTCTTGAACTAAATCTAACTGTAAATCTGTATTTTTTAATAACCCAACTAAATCAACATATTCAATTTCAGGTGATTTTGGTTGAGATGTGGCCGATGCTGGAATTATAAACCATTCGTCCATGTCAATTTCAGTACTTTCACTAAAAATGAATTCGTACTGATTCTGTCCTTTAAAGTCGGCACCAATTTCATTGACATATATTAATTTCATTTATTTGAAATATTTGCTAAGAGTTGAACTAATGTGACTGTTAATTTCATTTTTAATCTCATCTAAATCAAATTC